GAATTTGATGATAAAGATTTCCAAAAGAATCTTATCACTTATCGTGCTGAAGCTCGTATTGAACTGCTCAGCTTCCAACCAAAAGCCGCCGTTTACGGAACTACCGGAACTGCTTAATTCGGTTTGTTTGATTGACATACGACTAATGACAGCCCTCCATTCTTGGGGGGCTTTTTGTATATTTGAAACATGAAAGCCTTATGCCTTAGCCTTGCTTCACGAGATGACAGATGGAAGTTAGCCGAAAAGCAATTTAAAGAACAGGGCATTGAAGTAGATAGATTCTATGCTATTGAAAATAAGGATAGGTTTTTATCATTTAATTTATCGCAGCAAGCTATTTTACAAAGCATAACTGAAGAAACTATAGTTTTTGAAGATGATGTTTTATTTGTAAATAATATGCTTAAACATATTATAAAGACCGCTCCAGATGATTGGCAGATGTTATATTTAAGCGGTCATGTATTGCAGCCTTTGCAGCATATCGCAGACCATTGGTATAGATGCAAGCATACACACACAACCCATTCGGTAATTTATAGGCCCGATGCCGCAAAGTACATATTGGAAAGATTTGACCCGGTTAAAAGCGGCATTTATGATGATTTCCTTTTACGTGAAATACAACCAAATATAAAGGCATATATCTGTAAGCCGTTTGTAACTACACAGCGTCCGGGATATTCAGACCTATGGCAGACGGATACGGATTACGGTATATTGCATACTCAAAGTAAACTTTTATGAGAATATTGCATATAACTTTTAGCGATAAAAACATGACTAAAAGTGCAATCTTATCGAGGGATAGCGCACTAAAATATGGCGCAAATCATTCGATAATGTTTAATGAGAAATGCTACGAACCGTTTTTTTATAAATTAAATCAAAACATAATTAAACAAGAAAGAGGTGCAGGATATTGGTTATGGAAGCCTTATATTATATTAAATAATTTGAATAGATTAAATGACGGTGATATATTGATTTATACGGATGCGGGTGTGGAAATTGTAAATGATTTAAAGCATATTATTGACCGAATGGATAGCGATATATTTTTATTTGGCAATAATTACAAGCATTTGGATTGGTGTAAAATGCACGTTATGGAATGCATTATGCCCGATTGGCCTTTTACTTTTAATGAAGATTGCAGGCAGGTTCAGGCTTCTGCTATTATAATTCGCAATAGTGAATCTGCAAGGGATTTTATAGGTAAATGGTTGGAGTTTTGCCAGGTTGATGGGTTTATTGATGATTCGCCAAGTTTATCGCTAAATTATCATACCTTTCAGGAACACAGGCATGATCAGGCAATTCTTACCTGCTTAGCTTATAAATACGGAATAAAATTGCATTGGTGGCCGGCACATTATAACGGCGGGCAGTTCGTATACGATAAGCATCCACAATTTAGCAAAGATGATTATCCGGTAATATTTCACCACCATAGAAAAAGAAATGACGAATGGTAACTTCATTAAGTATAGGCGTTGGCGGATTAGGTAGGTTTGGCAATCAAATGTGGACTATTGCCGGCTGCATAGGTATAGCAAGGGCAAACGGAATGGATTTCGCATTTCCTAAGTGGCTAAATCATGATAATGTGTTATTTGGAGGCAATAGAGACGATTTTAGCCAATATTTTTATAATCCGCTGCCTTTGATACCTGATGGCAGATTTTGGTTAGATTACGGGTATTTTTGGGGATATAAAAAAGTAGAATTATATAATGGTGATTGGAGCATAAATGCACATTTGCAAAGCCCTAAGTTTTTTGAACATTGTATTGATGAAGTGAGGCATTATTTTACCATGAAGGATGAACCAGATCAAAATGACTATTGCGCTATCCATGTGAGGGCAGGTGATTATATAGACGATCCAAATGCTTATCATCCAAGATGCAGCAAAGAATATTATGAAAAGGCTATTTGGAATATGCCGGCAAATACCAAATATTTAGTATTTAGTGATGATATAGAATTTGCAAAAAAGCGTGTTGGCATTGATGCTGAATATATTAGTGGAAATTATTTATATGATTTTAGATTAATGAAGCGGTGCAAACATTTTATTATTGCAAATAGTAGCTTTTCTGCAATGGCTGCATTTTTAGCGGACCATCCTGAAAAAATAGTTATTGCACCTCTAAATTGGTTTGGGCCGCACGTTGACATATCTACAAAAGACATTTATCATCAAAATTGGTTAATAATATGAACATTCTGTGGTCCATTCACCTTTACTTCCCTAGACATGGCAGCGGAGCCGAGGCAATGGCAAGAAATATAAACAGGTATTTAAAAAGTCAAGGTCATGACATCAAAATTCTATTGCATCAGGCTAATCAATACAAGATTAGCGAAATGTACGAATATGAAGGGGTAGATGTATTCCCGCCAGATGAATATATTATAGATCGTTTATTTACGTGGGCCGATGTCGTTATTTCTCATTTAGATTACAATAAATGGACTACAAATGCCTGCCAAAAATACAACAAACCTTTTGTTCATATTGTACATAACGATATTCCTTACCCTTCAGTAAAAGATTCACCGGTTCCGGTAAAGGTTATTTATAATTCTGAATGGTGCGCCAAATCTTTAAATTACAATTGGCCTTCTATAGTTTTTCCTCCTCCTTTAAATGAATGGGTAAAAACTGAAGCTACAGATAGGAAATTTATTACGTTAATCAATTTGAACCAAAACAAGGGCAGCAGATATTTTTACAGCCTTGCTAAGAAATTGCCACAATTTAGATTTTTAGGGGTAAAGGGCAGTTATGATAATCAGCATATTGAAGAGGTATCAAACGTAAAAATAATACCGAATACGCCGGATATTCGGCAGGTTTACAAAGTAACTAAGATATTGCTTGTCCCTTCACATTATGAAAGCTGGGGCATGGTGGCAGCGGAGGCAATGGCAAACGGCATTCCGGTAATATACAATCCTACACCTGGACTACTTGAAAACGTAGGGGATGCCGGAATCTGCATAATACGACAAAATACGGAGGCATGGATAAAGGAAATAACAAAGCTGATGAACGATCCAAAGTATTACCAAAAATGGGTAAGTGCAGGATTAAAAAGGGCGGCAGAGCAGACTCCTAAATGGAAAGAATTAGAAGATTTTATCTGCAAATAAAAAGGCCTCCATAGAAATGGAAGCCTAAACCTAAACATTGCTTGTTTGTGCAAAGATAACTTTTAGGTTGACAAATTAAATTAAATCCGGTCAACTATATTTTAATTTTACCTTAATGAATAATATTTACGAAATAAAGGTTACTGATGGTGCAGAACCTATAAATCTACAGACAGCGAAGGATTGGTTGCGGGTTACTACTGAAGATGATGATACTATTATAACCGACCTTATTACAGTTGCCAGAAAACGTATTGAAGCATATACTACTAGGTCAATGGTTGCTAAAAATATAGTTTTAACCGGATACATAGATACTGCCTTTATTTTACCATATTCTCCTATTTCGTCAATAATTGCTGTAAAATATCTCCAAGGTCAAGATGTCGACACTGGCATGAATGATTGGGAGACTTTAGATGCTGATGAATATCAAATAGTAGGTTACAATGATAAGCATTTTAGGCCACATTTTCCAGCACATTATGAAATAACCTATACAACTACAGCAAATACAGATTTAAGCCTTAAAACTGATTTAAAGCGGGTTTTATTGTGGATGTACGAAAACAGGGGAGACGATACGGATTCGATACCTGACGAATTATTCAGCAATGCTAAAACTTTAAAGGTTTTATCATGGGTATAGGAGCGGCAAAAAAGGTAAAGATTGTGGTTGTAGGGCAGACTGATGGGATTGATGGCCCGGATGTGACCGCCGATGAAGTGGCAAACCTTTGGGCGCAAATAAATACCATTACCCAAACAAGGGGTTTTGATGCCGGCAAGGCTAATTACAAAACAAGCTACGAATTCCTTATCCGCTACGATTCGGCAATAAGCATTACGATCCGCTGCATGATTGAATATAGCAATCGATTTTATTCAATTCAGAGTATTGAACGTGTGGATCGTGTACGTGCTGAAAATAAGTTTGCCGCTCAATTGTTAAATAATTCTGAAGGGGCATATTGGCGGATAGTAGCTACTTCACAAGATATTGCATAATGGCGGTATTAAAGTTTGATATAAAAGGATTCGATAAGCTACAGGCTAAGATTGCGGCCTTACCAAAGGATTTGCAGGAAGAAGTTGTAGGTGAAATTCAGGCATGGGGGAACGATGTAAATGCGGAGCAATTGGGATTGATTAGCCAGCAAAAGATTCAGGATTTAGGTGCATTGCAGCAGAATACTAAAGCCGTGCCAAAGGCTGATGGTGTAGAACTTATCAGCAATGTTTATTATGCGCCTTATATTGAATTTGGTACAGGCCCAAAGGTCAAAGTTCCGGCTGAGTTAAATAATTATGCAAGTCAATTCAGAGGACAAAAAAAGGGCGATTTTAGAACATTTGTAAAGGCATTAGAAGGTTGGCTAAAAAGAAAAGGCGGCAATCCAAAAGTTGCATTTGCAGATAGTATTTTACGCAATGGTATTGCACCACGCCCTTATTTCTTCCCTCCATACTTTAGAAAACGTAAAGATTTGACTAATAGAATAAATGCCGTTATAAGCAGAGCAATATGAAAGACCCGATAAAATTTATAAAATCAGCATATTTTACGGCATTGGATGGGGCCATATCCTACAATGGCAGTACGATACCGGTATATGATGAAGAGGCCGATGAGACAGGCGGGGATTATTACATAATCATAAGCACTATTGTGGATGCAGATTTGCCGAACAAAGGCAAATTTATGAATGATGTAGAAGTGCTTATTGATGTTGTAAGTCAGAATAATTTTAGGGTTGACCTCGTGAAAGCTATAGTTGACGCAATAACACAAAAGGTTTTAAATACAATAATACCTTCGATTAACACTACTTCTTTGGTGGGGAATGCAGATTTTCAGATAGTAGATGTAAGGAAATCGGGAAGTCAGCACGTACCGATTTTAGATACAGGAACAAAAAAGATAGTTAGAAGGTTAACCAGATTTACTCAAATAATAATCGAAAAATAAAATGGCACAAATTCAAGGTTCTACAGTTACTTTGCAACTTCGTGAAAACGGTACTACAGGCTCATATTTGAATGTAGTTTGCGAAACTACTTCAAGCCTTTCAGGTACTACTTCAGTATCTACAGAAGTTACTAAATGTAACACCCTTACAAGTGTTGCAAGCCCTACAATCACTTTTTCTGTAGAAGGTATTGCGGAAACTTCACCTACAGCTGGTCAGGTAAGCTTAGAAATTATGCTCGGATGGTTTACAAGCAAAACATTATTAGACATTAAATATGAAGACCCTGAAGGTGGCGGAACTAATTTTTATGTGCAGGGAAGTGGCTACATGACCGAATTCGGTATAACTTCGCCTTCAGAGGGAAATGTAAGCTTTACAGCTTCGTTTCAGTTGACTGGAGCCATTGACGTAACACCATAACATGAATATAAAAGGTAAAGAAGTAAGCCTCCGATTTGGGATGCTTAGCGTAGAGATATTCTTAGGAGAGGCCGACAAATTGAACGGCCTTTCTTATTATGGCAGCTTTGCAACTGCTAAGATTATCTATGCCGGCATGGTCAACTATTACGAGGTTAAGCAAGAGAAGCAGCCGTTGACATTTGAGGAGATATACGATTATGTAGAAAATGAAATGCTTTCTGATTCGGAGATGATAGATATTAAGCAGGCATTGGCTGATTTCGGAGAATGTCAGGCATTGAAGAAGAAGACAGAACAGATTGAAGCTGCAACTGAAGAATTAAAAAAAAAGTTGATTGGCACGATACCAGAATCACAGCCTACGCAGCAGGATTAAAGCCTGATGAGTATTTCTGGATGAAGCCGAAAGATTTTTATCAGTTCATTGAAGGGTATAATAAAAGGATATTGGATAAGCATGAAATAGCACGTAGGCAATCGTATTTTATGATTGCTCCGCATTTCAGCAAGCCGATGACGATAGGTCAATTTTATAAAGAATACTGGCCGCTGCCAGGTGATAATATAGAAGAAAACACAAGGCAAAAGCGACTACTCGAAAGATTAAAGAAGCTAAAAGAAAATGGCAGCAGAGCAACTACAGATACAGGTA